ACTGGTTAAATGGCTTGCAAGGAATCCATTCCATCACTCCGCCTCCTTTGCCTTCATCGAGCAGTCCCAGCACAGACACTTCTTGTACTTGGCTTTGCTCAGCTGGACTATCTTGTTAACGGAATACTCGCCGTGCCTCTGTATCTTCTGACCGCACTCGTCGCAGAATGCTTCGGTCTCTCTTGGCGGATACGGTCTGATTCTGAGTGCATCCGTGGTCCCGCCGAATGCAGTGACTTTCTCTGTATAGATCGCCACTCTTACGCCTTCCCACTTTTCTACCTTGTTGGATCCGCATACCTCACCAATTCTCTTTGCATTGGTCGTATTCAGGATCATCGGCTTGTATCCTCTTTCGGCAAAGTGCAGCGTCAGCTTACGCTCCGACCCGCGTTCATTCTTGACGTCATTCTGCTCTGCATGGTCGATGGTCAGTACGAGGTCTTCCCCGTCCGGTACATCCCAGGAACCGAGATAATTCTTGTCCATGAACTTTCGGAAGTCGCCTGTTAGTCTACTGCTCATTTGGAACCTCCTTCTTTACCTCGAATCTGATGGATTTATCGCTGTAGTCAATCAGCGTCATCAGCAGATTCTGCAGATCGTCCCAGTTGTCAACGGTGTAACACTTTTCCACTTCGACGTACTGGAACTCGTCTCCGACCAGCATATAATTCTTGATAAACTCTGTTACTTTGAACTTCATCTCATTACCTCCTGAACATATCTGCGATTTTGCGCTTCTTCCTGATGTCTGTAATCAGACTGTCCGGTGCGAGTCTTGCCTGATCCAGCAGGACCACCTTGCACACATCCTTCAGTATCTCACCGCATGTCATTCCGGTGATGTCGAAGTACGCAACGGACCCGAGCTTGTCAGCGATCCTCATGTACTCCTGCTGCGTTACGCCGTTCAGACAATAATCGAGTCTGTCAAAGTCCAGCATTGGAGCCAGTGCTGCATCGAGCACCTGGCAGTAATATTCCTTCTCGTTGTTAGCAAAAACCATTCTGTGCACCTCCTAATTAATGCAGATAGCTTCAAAGTCTTCCGGGTTGTATTCTCGGACTTTGTATGGATCCTCTTCCTTAACGAATTTCCACCAGTAATTATTCCTGGCCTTCGCTTCTGAGACCGCCCATGTGCGTCCCATATACTCACCATCGAGTAAAATGTAATAGCATTTCTTAGACTGTCTCATCGTTGTCCTCCGTTCCGAGCCCGAACCATATCAAGATTGCTCCGAGTCCAACCACAGCTACAGGAACCAGTATATTTTCACTGTCTGCAAGCATTGCGCCGATGCACATGATCATAAATCCTATCTTTTGTAACATAGCCCGATCCTCCCACTCTTAATCAGCGTAAATAACATGTCGCATGCTGGACTGTCTTTGTATGTTCTGCCATATTCCGCAAATTGGCATTCACCATACTTCAGTCGCTTATCTTCTGTTCCGTCTTCCTTAAGAATGGAACAGAACTCTGGGCAGTCTTCGCAGTGGAAGCAAACACCCTGGAGCTCATACTCATCAGCCAACGTCTCCGGGATATGCACCTGTTCGGTATAACTGATATAAGCTGTCAAACCGTCAAAGGTTACCTTCGGGATATTTTTAGACAGGTCTCTCATTCTTGCGTTGAGCTCTTCTTCAAACTGTGCTGCCGAGTCATTTTGGACGATGGCGAATTGCTGAATGCTCTGCGCTTTCATAAAAAAATCACCTCCTTAATTGATAAACGCACGTTATCTATCATGAGGTGACTTAATATCAATATTTATTAAATTTCGTTTAGATGCCCTTCTCTACTACTCCTTTCTTTATGATTTTAGGAATAGTTGGAGAAATAATTTTATCCGTCAACAATAGACGGATCAATGCACCCTTCCGAGCTCATATTATATAATATCAAGTCACCTTCCTTTATTAAGGTACGCCCATTTATATCCCTTGTCAAGACCGCTTTACACATTTTATAATAAAATCATTGGAGGTGACTTGTAATGTTTTTGTTCAAAAAGAAAAAAACAGCTCCGCAAGAACCGGAGCCTACTTTTGTAATATCGGTGCCTTATTCAGCACATTTTAAAGGATTCAAGCGTATACAGTTGGATAGTTATAATGATGCGGAAGCTGAAGCCGGACTACAAGCTGCAAAGGCTGCAGCCTCAGTCGACAAGATTGTATTCAAAGAATATCGGTTCCCTGGCGTCACTCCCCTAATCAGAGTCTTTGCTGACAATTATAAGCTTGGCACCATTTGGAGATCTTCGCATCAGGAATACTATGATCTCATTAAGAAAAAGAAATGCACAAAAGCTACCTTTGGATATAACGAACTGGGTAATGTCTTCGTTTTCATTAAATTTGAATAAGTGCTATACTCACATCAGGTGATATGTGTGTCGCAGCGCAAACCACCCACACAAAAAGCCCCGAGGAACTTCCCCGGGGTTTTCTGTGTTTATGTAGTTTCAAAGGAGGTGACCCTTGCAGATCGTCTCCGGTCTGCCTCTATGCTGAATATTTCAGATACGATGTTCTTATTTTCTCTTTAAATCAGTAATGCTTGATCTTTTTGCAGGGACTGGAGACATCATCTACAGTATTAGAACTAGCGGTAGTTACTAACTTAAAGGTCTAATCAAATAATGCGTAAACATAGCCGAGCCAATTACCAATCAGTTCTGAATTATATTTCAGTGCGGTAGGTGTGTAACTTGCGGAATCAGATGGAAAACCGCCCGACCCCTCAAATGTATGACCCACAACTCCTACCATATTAGACCATGTGTCCAGTGATGGGTAGCCTAATGGATAACCCCATTCAGGATTAGTCACTCTGCCACAAAGCTGATTAATATTAAGACTATAGTCCTCGATGAAATGTGCTGTTATGTTTTCAAGGTGTGCCCTCGCACGATTTAGGTATTTGAGCCTAAATGCATCCTCAAACTTTGGAAAATCAAGCCAGTTAACATTTCTCCATTCAACTGGTTTATCACTGCCATTAGTATGAAAATCCACAAGTAGTATCGCATCTAGATTATCCTCGACAAAAGTCCTGATGATTTGTGTCTCTGGTTCTGAAAACGGAGTAGTGCCACCAGTTTCATCAATCGGGAATTTTGCGGTATCGTAGTTCTTGTTGAGATTAACACCGTTAGCGTTAACGTATGTGTTGTTGTTAAACCCATAAGGATTAGCCGATGGAATCATCTTTATGACACAATGATTTCTTAAACCATCAAGTAATCTTGACTCACTCCAATGTTCGCACAAATCTTTAGCGAGATAATAAAGCCCATATATTGACGCTTTTTCAAATCCGTGCTGACCTGACACTATAAGCATTGTCGGCAGTTGTTTGCCATCATTTACCGATGCAATTGGCTTCAGCGTATAGCTGTACAGATGATTGACCCCATCCGATGAAACTCCCAAATCAGTTTTAGTGATATAGTTTGGGTATGCGCTTACAAGTTCATCAAATTTAGATATAAGAGCCGAATATAAAGTGTTCTTATTGAACACCGAATTGTCATATACACTCTGTAGTCCTCTGTAATAATCGCAAACTATTGGTGCAAAATAGGACACATCGCTTTTGTCATAGACAGGCTTCTCAGATTCTCCTTGTTCTAATGCTTGCACTCTTATATTCAAGTTTGTGCGTAGATCAATGTCTATGTACTGAGCATCAGATGTATCCTCGAAATCAGTATTGTCCGACTTCCATATGCTAACCATGACAAGAGAATCATAAGGCACAGTATATGTTTCACCGGTTGTAGATTTAAAATATCTCTTCATCGTATATGTCCCATCCGAGCTATTATAATCAAACAAACCTACATTGAAAATCAAACTATTGCCTGCCGTTATGGTAGTGCCTTTGCCCATCATTACATAATCAGTGAACCTTATGCCATTAGCGTAAGGTGTTAGACCACCCGATTCCTGCAATTCCCCAAGCTGATAATTTACTTGGTAGTTGTCGGTTTCTTCAAACAGCACCTTGTTTATATCGGAAATGAGATCAGGATTAATATGCGGTGTGATATACGGAGTAGCCGATGGAATTGATTCACTTTTTACCACCGTAACAGTATCGAGTTTTGCTGTTTGGAATCCAACACGAACGTAGCCAGCGTTGATTGCATTAAATACCTGCCCATTATCATTCGCAGTATCAGTGCTTCGATAACTTTTATCATCGTTGTAGTACCATACTCGGATTATCCCAAGAGTGCCAATATACTCATGATTGTTAGGTAAAAAATCTGAAATCCAATAGTTTGCGGTGTCAGATGTCTCTTCACCAGTTGAGTTGTTGATCCATGCACCTTGCGTTGCTTCTTCAGGATTAAATAGGTTTGTTCCCTTGATTAATATTTCATTGATCTCGCTCTTTAAATTAGTAACATCGTCTGCAAGAACTACCTGTGTCCAATGTGATGCGGTGAATGATTCCGCTGTTGTGATTGCCGTAGTGCATCTGTAAAGATTGCTGTTGTGGATGACATAATCCCCTACTGCATAAGTCTTTGATGCACTATACGCACTTGCTACAACACCTGCTGCCCCTGCGCCGGCTTCGCCCTGAGGAATGCCAAACGTAGCTGTGTTTGTTTCCTCATCGAATGAATATGTTGCCTGTGATCCAGCAGGAAGTGTAGTAACAACAGTTGTCGTATCGAGCACAGCGGCAGCAGCATTTTCTACCCTTTCAACAAGCAGGGTGAGCTGTGGGACGATTGATTCAGCACTCCCGTCTATGGTTCCTTCTGGGTGCGGATCTGCTTCACCGCACATGCAGAAGTTAGCCGTTCCGATAACTATCCCGCCAGATGTGATCTCAAGGTCCGCAAAGAATCTGCCAGCCTCGTCTGTCATTTCAGAAGTCGATGTGAACTCAACTATATTGTCAGTCACAGTGCCGGTCACGCTGAATCCAAACCCGCTCGGCTTTGTTGCCTGGATCTTGACCGTAGCCCCGGAAGGAATGTCATAGCCGTCAGAGGATACCACTTCGATGGTGAATACCCTACCGACGTCTCCCTGGCTAAAGTAAAGTGTTGGCAATGCCAACGAGTTAGGGGTAATGTTTACATCAATTTTCTGACTCATTACAAACCTCCATTAATCCATCTCGAACCACTCAGGCTTGCCGACCTCGTTTTCTGCAAGCCAGTTTTTGAACATGTTCGTCATGTACCAGTTACCGCCTAGTCCGTTAGGTGGTTTTTTAAAGTAATGCTCTGCAAGAGTGAGGATCTCGGACTCTTCCTCCGGTTTGATCAGCAGGAGCAGAAGAAGCTGTGTCCGGCAGCCATCCTTCTTGATCTTCTTCAGCTCTTTCTCAAGTGCATCAAGTGATGTCTTTATTGAGTCGGATTCCTTGTCTTCTTTCCGCTCGGCCTTATGATCATGACGCTCAATGAGGAATTTGATGAACAAGACCAAATTCCCTCCACCTAGTACGGTTAAAAGTAAATCTTGATTCATGTTCCTCCCCTCACTTCGCTCTGTATACGTTCATCTTGCTATGCTTTTTCAGCACCTTCTTGATACTGGATATATGAGCATAGTTTTCTTTGTGGAGCTGTGCCTCATACAGATACAGCTTGCCGTTTATGTTTACAGCCATGCATACATGGCCTTTGTAGTGGAATATGTCTCCGCCTCGGATCTGTGACTTCTTGTAAGTGTACTTGACCTTCTTCCACTTCTTGGACTTCTTCATGTACGGGAGCTGTTCGGTATATCCTCTGGGAAACTTCTTGTCGACCCCCGAAGTCCTTACCACTGTCCCGACAGCAACGTCACAAGCTACGCCCTTCTTGCTCTTTTTGTTCCACTTTTTTCTGTTCGGGTAGGCCTTGTTCAGAGCCTTCTTGAATGCTGGTGTAGCAGAGCCTTTCGGATAGTGGTACTTACTCTTCTTGGTACCTTTAGGCCATGCCAGTGCGATTGCCGTGCTATTCAGCTTTGATGCGTTTGACACCTTAACAGCCGATGCGAGTGTCGCAAGTGTTATCGTCGATGTCGTTGCCTTTGAAGAATCCGTATGCAACGCATTGCCCATGTTCGGAGCGTTCACTGCGTACAGTTTCGAGCACCAGCCGTTGCCGTATGTCCAGTGATGGGCCGGCAGTTTGCGTATGTACTCGATTGCTTTCTTCCTGTTGGCAAGTGTGTCGGTCACTCCGGCAATATAATAATCCGCAGCATAGCCCGTAAGATGTGCACTCTCCGTAGAGGATCCACTCAGCTTGCTGTTGAATTTTCTGCACCTCAGGCCCGATGTGATGGTCATGGACTTACCATAGTGCGTCCTGATGGTCTGCAAATTCACCAGCTCAGTCTTTTTCATGTATGACGGATAGCCAGTGCAATACTTACCGCCGCACCCGCATTTGAACTCTTCAGGCTTGAAATTCTTGGTGTACTTCGTGACATTGTACACATGGCGTAAAAGCCTGTCTGTGTTCACTCCGTACTTGCCGTCATGGTCTTTTGCACGGGTGAAATACTTCTTCTGAAACTTCAGTATATTGGCCTTGTTATACTCACCGAGGCCAAGATACTTAAAATATGCCTGTCTACTCTTCTTCGTCAGTTTCGCCATCGTCATCACCGTCCTCGATAAATTCCTCATCGTAGTAATCGTCAGACTGCTCTTTGCGTGTCAGCTTGCTGATGAGATCGCTGAAATAGTTTGAACCTCTTGAGAACAGGATGCCGGTCAGGATCATGTCGAGTGTAGGATTGATTGAAAGCCCCTCATAGAACTCACTCATTGCGCCATTGAACAGTTCAAGGTGAAATGCGAATGCTAAAAAGACACCCAGCGCGATGGTTATGCCCTGCGTGATGGCTGTCTTATACTCCTGTTCCTCTACCATATGTGCTATGGTCTTTGCGTATTCCACAAGCGCTTCAAGCACTATGGCTACCATGATTATTAATGCGACTGTTTTCATTGTTACCTCCATTTTCCTTTAACGTGAATGTCGAAATGACAGGATTGACTTGCGGTACTGTTTATGCTCGAAAGTGCATATACATTCATGCTGGATGCACCGATGCTCATTGCTCCTGCCGGCATCGTGAAGCCTGTACCGACCTGTGCGAGATATGTTGCCACAGGAGCCTCCGAGAACAAACCTGTCGGGAGTGTGACCGTAGTGTAATATCCCGAAAATACACTTACTGTGGTATATCTTGTCAGAGTTGCCGTGTGGATGCCCCAGCACTCCGCAGTGCCGTCTGACCATTTACGCCAGTTCCATATGCCCTCTGTACCGCTCTGAACTACCACAGCCGTAGCCTGTGAGCCTGCGCTGTCAGAGAGTCCCAAAGCCTCGGAGAGTGTGGTTGAGAGTGTACCCAGCTCCATCTCATCGAATTTCTCTTTGAGCACATTGTAGACAGTTTTCACTATCTTGAATCGTCCCTGCATTTGATACATAGGGAAATCCACCTTGATCGTGTCGCAGAGTGAACAACGGTATAGATTTGTAAGTGCCTGATATTCGATGGAGTCTGCAAGCCTCACGAAGTCCACCGTGATGGATTGCTTCGGCAGTAGACAGTTGGATGAATTAATGTAACTCTGAGCGTAGGACTCAAGCTGTGCCGTTGTTGGCTGTGTCTCGAATTTATCTGTTAGGTCTAGCGGTACGCATTCATTTCTGCCGTTATACGTTGCCCCTGCTGCCGTAACTATGCTGCCGACTACAGAAACATCTGCGCCCTTCCAAAACGGGATTACACTTGAGTACGATTCTGAATAATCAGTTTCCTCGGTGTAGTCCACTAGATCAACACCGTATCTGATGGTAAAGTCCTTCTCTGTGCCTCTGTTCTGATGCAGTATTACTCTCCACTTATCCCACTCATACTCACCTCTGTAGGTGTCAAGTATCGACCCCTCGACCCCACCAAGAAGCTGACGGACAGACCTCGGGGTGCCATCGGCAGCAGCCATGTAGCCCGTCTGATTTTCGTCTGAGACATAGATAAATGGATTGGATGGTGAAGCGTTCGACAGCATAGAAAAAGCGTCTTGGAGCGAATTTATGTTGCTTCCTGACGCTACCATTTTGCTTTGTCTGTATGAGATATGTACTGCATGGTATGACACGATTCCGTTTATCGGTCTTGTCCTTGATATGATGTCAAACGGCTGGACATCATCTGTATCGTCATGTTCTACGGCTATGATTCTACCGAGCCTTAACAGGTCATAGTTGTGACCGCCTACAGGGTACTCAAAATCGCATTCATATATGCCGTTCCTCTCTTCTGTGACGATACAGGAGATGCAGTCTCTCAAACGTCCGAGTCCGTTGCTCTCAAACTCTGTTTCGGTACTTTCGTATAGAATTGGTATCATATAGCACCCCCTACAGAATCCAAAATCTCGGTTGAATCTTCAGCTCGGTTATCGTGTTGTCCAGCATTATCTCATTCTGCCCCGATGCGAGTGTCGGCAAATCAGAACCGAGGTCAATGTAAGAGTTCAGAGATATGTACTCTCCGCCCCTAATCATGTACGCATCACCGAGGTCACAGTCAATATAAGTCGGGTCTCCGAGAATCGAAACTGTAGAATACCCTGTAATCTGCCATCCGCTTATTGATGTTCCTGCAGTCCTTGTATAGTCTCTTGCATTTGCGTCAGGCGCATA